AGTTGCTACGTCCGGGTGCAAAGTGGGAAATCTCAAACAACGTCTTTACCCGTTGGGAAGACCCAAGACCTTGCCCATCGATTGAAGAAGTCTATTGGGTGATTGATAAGATTAAAGAATTTGAGGACAGCATCCCGACGATGTGGCTACCAGAGCAACTAGAGCAGATGGGTGTGCAAATGAAAGAGATTGAGGAAGCCATCGGATGAATATCCACCACTTATTTCCTACGCCTGTAGGGATGTTTGACTTAAACCGACCACTAACGGATGAAGAGTTGTTATTTGTTAGAGGTCAGGAAACTAGAGCGAATGAAGGAAATACGACCAGCAAGAATAACTTTGTGCTGCGTGACCCAACAATGACTTCCCTGCGCGGTTGGATTGAGGACTGTGTGGCTGAATACTTCAAGGCAACCAGCAATCCAAAGCACGACGTTGATTTGCGGATTACGCAAAGCTGGTTCAACTATTCAGAGCAAGGGCAATGGCATCACAAGCACGCGCATCCGAATAGCTTTGTGTCTGGCGTGTTTTATCTGAACACCAATCCTGACGATAAGATTTTCTTTTATCGCTCCGGCTGGCAGCAGATCAAGTTCCCACCGGAAGAATGGAACTTGTACAACTCCGAGTCGTGGTGGTTTGAAGCTATTACCGGAAGATTGATTTTGTTCCCATCGTCGCTAGAGCATAACGTGCCAACGGTTCAAGGTGATGACGTAAGGATAAGTATGTCGTTTAATACATTCCCTGTGGGTGTGGTTGGCGATGAGATGGAACTAACCGGCTTAAAACTGGAGGCTTAAAGTGGCTCACTTTGCTGAAATTGACGCTAATAACGTAGTGTTAAGAGTTATCGTGATTGATAACAAAGACACATCAGACGCTAATGGTGTCGAAAAGGAACATATTGGTGCTGCTTTCTGTGAGCGTCTATTTGGTGGTACTTGGAAACAGACGAGCTATAACGGGAATATTCGTAAGCACTATGCAGGGATAGGTTATGCCTATAACTCTGTGCGAGATGCGTTTATTCCTCCACAGCCTTACCAAAGCTGGACGCTTGACGATGACGCGAACTGGCAACCACCTGTAGCAATGCCTACTGATGGTCAAATGTACACATGGGATGAAGCTACAACATCGTGGTTAGTAAATGTCTAACTATGTAGATTTCGGTTACTGGACACAGGGATATTGCGAGGGCGATTTAAGTCAGCCTGATCGTTATGTCGTTGTTGGCTATTGGACTGATGGTTACGCAGAGTATGAGGATATAGGCTCTGCGGCAGCAGTTAATTGCGAGGCAAATGTTGCAGCAATAGCAAGCCAAGTTAAGACTGCTATTGCGAGTATTACAGGCAATGCTCAACTAGAAGTTACCGTAGTAGAGTTTGTTTTTGGTGCTGCTAGTGTTACTGGAACTGCAACAGTTTCAGCGGTTGCTGGTGTTGATAACATTAAATATGATAGTGGATCAGTCCTTGCGACAGCCTCTGTATCGGCTAGTGCGATCCTGATTCATGGCGGTAGTGCATCGATAGAATGTTTTGCTGATGTTTCTGCTAACGCTAACTTTATTGTCAATGTATCAGCGGTTGTTAATGGAACAGCAACTATAATTGCATTGGGTAGCATTATTGGTGAGGAATGGGTTGATGTTGATCCTTCTACGGATACATGGACACCAGTTTCAGCAGGTTCTAATGCTTGGCAGACGGTTCAATCTTCGTCTGATGCTTGGTTGAGGCAATAAATGGCTACGACAAAAATAGCGTTTGGCGAGTGGTTGCCAGATCAGCCCGGAGTTATAGGGGCTGTGACGGATGCTAAGAACTGTTATCCGGTTGCTAACGGATATGCGCCATTCCCTAGTGAGGCTGATTATTCTGATGATGCTGCACAGGCTCTATTAATTACCTTTGCTGGAAAGATTGGTAGTTCTTCAACTCTATTTGCTGCTGGAGCTACTCAGATTTACAAGTTTGATAGCTCTGATGCCAGCTTAGATGCTGCTACGACTACGGGTTATTCGGCTGTAGAGTCGTGGGATGTCACTCAGTACGGTTCCAAAGTAATTTTGGCAAATGGTCAAAATAAATTGCAGTCTTTTGATCTAGGGTCATCGACCTATTTTGCTGATTTAGCTGCTGCTGCACCTACGGCTAAGTTTGTTACCGTAGTGAAAGACTTTGTTGTTGCTGCTAACGTAGGTGGTGAGGAAAATAAGGTCTATTGGTCAGATATTAATGACGAAACTGACTGGACTCCGGGTGCTGCTAGCCAATCTGATACTCAGATTATCCCTGACGGTGGCGATATTACGGGTTTAGCAGGTGGTGAATACGGTTTAGTGTTCCTAGATAGGGCAATTTACCGGATGACGTACTCTGGTAGCCCGTTTTTCTTCCAGTTTGACGCTATTTCACGGTCTCTAGGCTGTATTTCTAACGGCTCCATTGCTCAGTACGGTGGATTAACCTATTTCCTAGCGGATGACGGGTTTTATGTCTGTGATGGACAGTCTACTAAGCAGATTGGGGCTGAAAAGGTAAACCGTTGGTTCTTTGATAACGCTGTTCCGGGTGAAATTAGAACTGGAATGAGTGCTACAACAGACCCAATTAGAAAACTGATTATCTGGCGGTTTTCTGGAACTTTTAACAACAAGTATCTGTTAATTTATTCGGTAGACTTAGATCGTTGGTCTTATGCTACGACTACAGCGACATCTCTTTCATTTGTGCTAACACCTTCGGCTACGTTAGAGCAGCTAGATAACTACAATTCTAGTATTGATGCCTTAGATATTCCGTTGGATTCTCCAGTATTTGCTGGTGGTCGGTTATTGTTTGCAGGTGTAGCTGGTAGCAAGATTATCTCGTTCTCAGGACAGCCTAAAACAGCGAATATAACGACTGGTGACATTGCGATAGGTCGTTCTACGGTGACTTTGGTTAGACCGACTGTAGACAACGGTAGTTCTTCTGTAGCGATTTCCAGCAGGGATTTGCTTACCGAGGTGGTTGAGTTCTACCAAGAGACTGCTGCTGACGCTGAGAACAGAGTATCTATCCGGTCTAATGGGGAATATCACAGACTGAGACTGACTCCGACAGGGGCTAACTGGAAAACCGCTGTAGGGCTAGAGGTTGACGTTGTTAAGCAGGGTAATCGATGACTAGGCGTATTCAGTTCCAGACGTTACCTGTATTCGGGTCTGATCCGAGGCAGGTTGCTGAGGTTGTTCGTGGCGTAATGAATGGCAAAACGAATAACACCGGAGAGATTACATTAGCTACAGGGAACGCTACTAGCACTACCCTTTACGATGACCGTATAGGCTTTGACAGCCTTATTTTCTTCGTACCCTTATCTGCGGCTGCTGAGGCTGATTCAGCGCCTTACGGAGCGTTTCAGGACACCACAGACCAGACTGCGGCTAATACGACAACTGCCTATGCTGTTACGTTTAATACAACAGACTATAGCAATGGAGTTTATCTTTCTAATAGTTCTCGTCTTAATGTCAGGAATTATGGAATTTACAATATTCAGTTCTCTTTTCAATATAAAAACACTACTAACGATGGTCAGGATGTAGACATCTGGTTTAGGAAGAATGGAACGAACGTAGATGGGTCTAATAGCCGATTTCATATGCCAGCGAGAAAAAGCACAGGCGATCCTAGTCATTTGATTGCTGCGATGAATTTCTTTCTAGAAATGAACGCTGGTGACTATGTAGAGCTTATGTGGAGGACTAGCGATGTAGGTGTTTCGTTAGAGCATTTCCCAACGAGTACGAGTCCGACTAGACCGTCTATTCCTAGTGCTATTGCGACGTTGAATTATGTAGCACCATCAGCAACAACGAACCTGTATGTTTCTACACAACAACAGGGTGAGGCAACCATTACACATTGGGCAAATGCTACAGCAGACAAAACCTACGGATATATCGTTGTCGGTTGAGTTCCGATACATACCAGTCGATCAACTAAGGAACTGGTGGGGAACTATTAAACCGGGGTTAGAGAAGGTAAAGACTCGGAGTCCTGAGAACTGGATTGTTGAGGACGTTTACACGGACTGTTTTAACCAGAAGGCTATGCTGTGGGTGATTCTTAAAGACAATCATTTCAAAGGATTTTTCATCCTGCAACCGATGGGCGATGAATGTCATATCTGGGCTGCTTGGACGTTAGAAAATGATTATCAACTGGTAGATTCAGGGTTAAAATACATAAAAGACATGACTCGTCAAGCAGGG